GGCGGGGGTTTTGCGTTTCCGGGGGTATGGGTTGGGAGATCCCGGCCGCCCCCGACCACTTTGCGGGCACCGAACCGGCAGGTAGCCGGTCGGGGTGAAGCGCCGGGGAGACCCGGCGGCCCGCGCCAATCATGCGAGTCGTGATGGCACCCGCTGGCCTTCCAAGCCGTGCAGGCGGGGTTCGATTCCCCGGATTCGCTCCAGACTGCCCGCCAACCCTCACCGGACCGAACCCACTCAGCTAGCCGGCTGCGGTGGCGGGCACCCTTTGTTTGCACCCCGCTCCGGCGGGGCTTTTTCTTCAGGGGACACGATGAAGGACCAGATCAGCGCCGACCTGCTGGCGACGGGAGCGAAGGTTGCTCCGCCTGCCGTGGTAGCTACGGCCACCGCTGTCGGGAGCATCAACCCCCAGTCGATCCTGGTCTGGCTGACCATCGTCTACACCCTGTCCCTGCTGCTGACCAACGTGGTCAAGCACTGGGGTACGTGGATGGCATGGTTCGACGGTCGGGCCGAGGATCTTCGTCGGTTCTGGGCCTGGATCCGCCGCCGTGGCTGAGATGAAGGCCAAGACGGTAGGCGGTATCGGCGCCGGACTGATCCTTGCCGCTGCGGGCCTGCTGGCCTTCATCAACGGCTGGGAGAACGGCAGCCCTGAGTTCCGGGACACCGTGGTCTACGCCGACAAGCTTGCGGGCGGCCTGCCCACGGCTTGCGGCGGCCTGACCAAGCACATCACGGACACCCCGATCATCGTCGGCGAGAAGTGGCCGGCGGCGAAGTGCAAGGCCGAGATGGGCAAGGCCGTGGCGAAGGTGCAGGCGCAGCTCCTGCGCTGCTTCAAGGTCGAGCCGCCGCAGAGCGTGTTCAACATGGCCACGTCCCATGCCTGGAACTTCGGCGCCCCTTCTACCTGCGCCAGTGGGGCGATGCGGGCCTGGAACGCCGAGCAATGGGCGCTGGGTTGCCGGCGTCTCGCGCTGGATGACGCCGACCGGCCCATCTGGAGTTACGTCAAGACGGGCCGAACGCTCCCCAATGGCAAGCCGGAGATGCGGTTCGTCCAGGGCTTGGCAAACCGCCGGCACGCCGAGTGGCAGGCCTGCATGCAGGAGGTGCACTGATGTTCATTCTCGGATTGCTGTGCGGTCTGATCGTCGGAATCGTGGCCACGTCCACATTCGCCATGTGGTCCCTCGGTGCATTCGACGGTGACCAGAGGCCGGACGACGAATGATCCGCATCCTGCTGACCCTCCTGGCGCTGGCAGTTCTGGCGCTGGGCTATTCGCTGTGGGCGGCCGAGCGCGCCGACAATCGCGCCGACAAGGCCGAGGCCGCCGCAGACCAGGCTATCGAAGCCCTGAGCCGGGCGAACGACATCATCGACACCGAGCGGGCCAAGGCCGCAACCCTCGCCGACATCGGCACCCAACACGAGGAAGACCGCCGTGAGGCTGAGACCGTACCTGCTGCCGTTGCTGCTGACCTGCGCGCTGGCAATCTCCGGCTGCGCAAGGAATGGGCCGGCTGTGAAACCCAGCGCCTGTCCGACGCTACCGCCGCCGCCATCGAACGTGATGCGCTCGCCCAACTACGAGACGAGGCTGCGGGCGATCTTGTTCGAGTCGTCCGAGACGCCGACAACCACGTCCGAGCCTGCCAAGCCGTTGTGACGGCCGATAGGAGCAAGCCATGAAGGCCCCGCGCTTCGAGGTATACAAGGCCCGCGACGGCTGGCGCTGGCGTCTGGTCGCGGCGAACGGCCGCATCGTGGCAACGGGGGAGGCACACACCCGCAAGGCCGACGCGATCCGGGCAGCCGCCAGGCTGTCGGCGCTGGCGGAGCAGGCAGCGGGAAGCCCACCGGTGGAGCGGTGATGGCCTGCAGCGCCTGCGCCAAACGGAGGAAAGCCCTCCTTGCGAAGCGGAAGCAGAAACAGGCCCAGGGCAAGCCGGTACAGGCTGCCGCGCTGGGTGCGGTGTTGGCGGTCAGTGAGGCCGCCGGCAAGGTGATGGGTATCCACGGCGAGGTGGAAGATGGTCGCAACGAACCCGAACAGGCCGGCTCCCCCGGCACCACCAGACCTGACGCCGCTTCCCCGGCCGATGTCGGAGGAAGCCAAGGCGCTGAACCGGATCGCTGACGCACTGGAGAGGCAGGCCGAGGCCACGCTGCTGCTGGCGCGCGCTACTGCCGGCGAGTTCGACGAGGAAGAGGAAGTGCCCGATCCGGCCAAGCCGGGGCGCGGCATGGGGATGGGTGGGTGATGGGCTGGCCACAGATCGTGCTGTTGGCGTTGTGGTTCATGGGCATCGGCGTGCACCTAGCCCGCAATGGCGAGCCGCTCAGGACATCGAAGGGTGAGCCCGCCAGGTACAGCTTCTTCGGGCGCTTGTTCACTGTGACCCTCTGGTGTTGGCTTCTGTGGGTTGGTGGGTTCTTCCACTGATGGCCAGGCTCAAGGCGCTGGGCTCGAGGCTGGCGGCGCTGCCCAACACGCTGCCTCCTATGCCAGAAGGCTCTGCCAACTACGGAAAGGGCCGAGGCGGACGCCCATGGCGCCGCCTGAGGGATTCGATCCTCCAGCGGGACAAGCACCTGTGCCAGCCATGCAAGGCGCAGGGCCGCTACACCGAGGCCACCCAGGTCGACCACATCGTCCCCCAAGCAGAGGGCGGCACGGACGACCGGGTGAACCTGCAGTCGATCTGCACCGAATGCCACGACGCCAAGACGCTTGAGGAATCGAAGCGCGGCGCATCGCGGCACCAGCACGGGGGCGCCCGGTAGGGGGGGGAGGGGAAAAATCCCAAGCCGCCTTGCCGGACACCGCCACCCGGACTCACGGAGAGGTTTTTTTCTGGGCCGGAGATTTCGGCCCGAACCGACTTTATGCGCAAAAACACGAAAATGGGTCGACCGAGGTTCAAGCCCACGTCAGCGCAGCGCCGCAAGGTGTCGGTCGCCGCCGGCGCCGGCATGTCGCACGAGGAGATCGCGCTGGGCCTGGGCATCGCCCGGAACACGCTGGAGAAGCACTTCGAGCAGGAACTGTCGGTGGGCGCCTATTCGCGCCGGCTTGAGGTGCTGGACGCGATGCACCGAACCGCGGTTAAGGGGAACGTGGCGGCCCAGAAGGCCTACGTTGCCCTGACCCCTGCGGTGGCAGCGCCGCCGGTGCCGGAAGAGAAGCCGAAGGGCAAGAAGGAGCAGGCGGAGGCCGATGCGTCGAGCGCGGCGCGTGGCACCGACTGGGATGACCTGCTGCCGCCGGGCGTGACGCCGATCCGCAAGGCCAGCTGATGGGCTGGGACCTGTCGTGCCGGGACTGGTGGGATCGCCTCCAGTCCGGGCGATCGCTGGTCCCCGATCTGCCGCTGTGGGCGGCTGAGGGTGAGCGCGCGGTCCGGATCTTCAACAAGCTGCGCCTGGCCGACGTGCCGGGAACGCCGACGATGGAGGAGGCCGGCGGCGAGTGGTTCAGGGACATCGTCCGGGCGATGTTCGGTTCGGTGAACCCGGAGACCCGGGAACGGATGATCCGGGAGCTGTTCGGCCTGGTCCCGAAGAAGAACAGCAAGACCACGGATGGGGCGCTGCTGATGGTCACGGCCCTGCTGATGAACCAGCGGCCGCGGGCCGGGTTCGTCATGACGGCGCCCGTGCAGGACGTGGCGCAGCTGGCGTTCGACGCTGCTGCAGGCGCGATCGACCTGGACCCGGTCCTGTCGAAAAAGTTCCACGTGCGGTACCACCTGAAGACGATCCTGCACCGGGAGACGAAGGCCGAGCTCGAGATCATGACCTTCGACCCGGCGGTACTCACGGGGCAGAAGATCAGCGGCGGGGCGCTCATCGACGAGCTGCAC